AAAGGGAGAAGAGGAAGGTTGACCGAACAAGGGTAGGAAAGTTTTTGCTCACCGGTCTTTTGTACTGCGGAAATTGTGACGGGTATAAAATGCAAGGGTCTTTTGATAAACGCGAACAAAAGACATACTATCGCTGTCTCAAATGCAACAGAATTACCAATGAGAAAAACATTTTAGAACCCTTGCTCGATGAAATTCAGTTGCTTATCACTTCGAAAGAGTATTTCATGTCTAAGTTCACAGATCAATACGATCAGCAGGAGATGATCGACGTATCCGCTTTAACCAAAGAGCTTGAAAAAATAAAAAGACAGAAAGAAAAATGGTATGACTTGTATATGGATGATCGCAACCCGATCCCAAAAGAGGAGTTGTTCTCAAAGATTAACGAATTAAACAAAAAGGAAGAGGAAATTTACAGTCAATTGAACGAAATTGAACCAGAGGATAATGAACCTATCGAAGAAAAGTATAACCGGTTGAGCAGGATGCTGGATTTTAAAAAGCAATTTGAACAAGCGAATTTTTTCACAAAAAAAGAACTCCTCCTGAGCATCTTTGAAAAGATTGTAATATACAGAGAAAAAGGGAAGTTCAAGAAGATTACACTGGACTATACTTTAAAATGACCCCAACCTGTGTAAGAGTTAACTTCGCGCATGCAAACTTAACTTTTATACAGGTTAGGGACGATGTATTATTTCCAACGATAATACTCTAAACAAAGTAAAGCATCAAGGCGGAGCTTTCACTCCGCCACTTCTCCTTCCCACATCTCTTCTAGCGCTTCCTCAACAAACTCACACGCCGCCAGCACTCCTTCAATAAACGCCTGTTCCCGTTCGTCACTCGTCTCCATCGCCGCATATTGCAGTCGGTGATCGGATACGGTCGCTTGGAGCAGGAACAGTCTCGTCAAAATATTATTCATTTCAATCTCCTCCTTCGCGTTTCTTTCTTTTACTTGGCGGCGCCGCCATCTTGGCGATAAACGGCCTCTGCATCCCCTCGTCGCTCCGCAGAACGTTGATCGCGTGGAACTGTTTCAATCGGATGCCGTCCTCAATGGTAAACGGCGCGATTTCCTCGGCCAGGTCGCGGAATGTCTTTTTGCTGCTGGCGTAAATCGTGTAGTGCGGACCGGCGGACTTGATGATCTCGATTAAATCGGTCGGGAGCTGATCCCACGAATGAAAAAACCAGCAGTATCCCACGCGCCATTTCCGGGACTCCACCGCGGCCGATTTCCAAATGTTCACCGATCGCAAAAATTGATGTGGCTCGTCGAGCAGGACAAAGAACGGATGTTGCGCTTTCCTTAGCGTCATCGCCAGGTCTATTTTGGTGCACAATAGATTGATGATGAGATTGACCGCCTCTGCCCCCAGTTCACGCTTAGGAACGTCAATGATGACAGCTTTTTTCTGCTCCATCAGCGACACCATATCAATGCCGTCATCCGCATCCATACATTCAGCCAGGTACTCGTCGCCAAGGATGGTGTCCAATCGGTTCAGGATCGGGGAGAGTATTTGATTTTGCCGCGACTCTGACGACTCATGATACTGCTTGAGCGTGGCTTTATGGATGCTATCGGGCATTGCAGAAATGGCTTGCTCACGATAGTTCTCGTCCTGGAAGATACGCAAAATCTCGCTCAACCGCCCGGTTTGCATCGCCATCACCGCCGCGCGTAAGAAACGTGATGTTTGCCCTCCAGCTTCCAAATCCGCTTGGTCAAAAAAGCCAAGTATTGTATTGGCGAGCCGGTTTCTCGCTTTTGGTGAATGCGCCACTTCTCGCCAATCCAACGCGATCGGGCGCTGTCCAAGACGGATGTGTATGAGTTGCTCGGCTGGAAGGGACGATGACACTTCCTCATATATCTCTCCTTTGGCCGGGTCAATGGCCAATGATCCAAATCCGTTGCGCACAGCTTCCACCACCAAGTTGGCCGCCGCGCCTCGTGTTTTCCCACTCCCCATGCCGCCGATATACACACGCGGCAAGCATAGGATGTCATGGTTGTGAGTTGGGTGGTAGACGGGAACAGTCGTTTTCTTGTAGGTGACGTCGCCAAAGTATAGTCCACCCTTCGTAAACACAGCAGGCACTTCCGTCTCAAGCTGGGCGATGTTCGGGATGTGGTACTTGTCTTGGTATTCAGCCGTCGGTAATAAATGCAGTCGGCTCAATTCGGCGATGCTGAAATAATCCTTTTGCACAGTCGGCGCCATTTTCCGCTCTTTCATGCGTCGGAATGTCTTTTCAGGATTGGTTTGAGCGGCCACAAGCATGTTGTCGCCGTCAAGATCACGGAACGCCATCGTGACCATTCGAAGCAGAGCATGAGCTTTTGTGCGATCACTGCACACCACCCCGACGCGGATTTGTACCTCGTAGGCATCGCCTTTCGTTTTGGACAGTGTCGCCTCGCTCAACCGACCATCGCGCAGGATCATCGCCCGTTCTCCGCCGTCCAGCCGGAGCGGCTCCAATTCCTCGCCGGTCAGGAGTTCCGTCATCACGCTGGCCGCCCCGTATACCGTATGTGCCAAGGCTTTCAGCGCGGTCCTCCCCACTGTCTTTTTGTCGAGCCGCCATTTCTGTGGCATATCCCCTTGTTTGAAACGGCTATATGCCTCGACCGCCCCCACATACCAGTCCCGATGCGCCGGAGTGGCCAACACTTGGATATAGATTTTCTCCCCTTCGCCCATGCTTCGGAGCGTTTCTAAGACGCTCGGAAGCGCTCCTAGCGTGCGTCTGTCAACCCGAAGGGAAAACATATAGTGCCGCTCATATGACAGCTCAGAAGCCAAATGCGGGGCTTCTGTGAAGGGGTCTTCCTCTTCCTCTACAGCTACTTTCGGCCAAGCACTTTCGATCGCCTTTCGCGCCAAAGCCACTTGGGAAGACGGAACGGTCACATAGAAACCTGTGTTTTCCTTTTCCAGCACCGTTTCAAAGGAGAGGAAAGGGGCGTCATCGAACCCCTTCCCATTCCATCGTTCAAGCGGTGACAAATAGATGCACATCGTACGGGCGAGTTCTTCTGCGTTTTGGTTCGTCAGCCGACTGTCCGGGGTGATACGGAACGTCGTCATTTCCCGATGCTTTTTCCAACTTCCACGAGTATGCTCATGATGCCCGGTGCGAACTGCATCCCGACAAACCCGATCGCCGCCCATTTGATGATATGCAGTCCTTTGTGCCGATTCCCGGTCATAATCACTAGGAAGCCTGCGCAAATCATCGTAAACCCGACCGGGTAAGCAAGGGCTTGGATCAGCTCGACGAGCGGATCGAACGCGTGGATAATCTTCTCCTGTATGCCTGCCGCTTCCGCTGTCGAGGCGTATGCGGATAGGGCGGCGGTCGATAATGTCACCGGTAAGAACGTGCCGGCCACCTCCTTTTTTCGGCTTCCCGCTAAAAAATCCGAAATGCTCCCGACGGTTTCCACTTTTTGCGTAAACCACATAGGTATATCCCCCTTTGGTTTTGGTGATAATAAGCCTAAAGCGAGGTGAGCTTCATGCATCTAATCATCGGCGGATTGCTGATCCTGGGCGGCACAGCGTTGGTTGTCGCGAAAGCAGCAGGATTACTTTGATGGAATGAACGGCTTGGATTGGTTTTTTTCAGCCGCTTTCCGCTTCATGTCCTCGATGATGAGCTTTTTGACGTAGCCGGAAAAGTTCTTTTTTGATACGTATTTCCAAGCGAGCTGTTCTTCCTTATTATCGAGGTTGAATGATACAGATTTGACATGCTTATTAGCCATGGTATTACCTCCTTTTTTGGTCATACTGCCGCACCAAAATTTGTCGAGCGACAGGTATGACTGAACAGGCATTTTTCTCATCCACCGTGCATACGCTATTACCGCAAGCGGTATCGCGCGGTACTAGCGTGGCTCCGGTTCGGACGGCCGGGGCCTTTTTGTTATGGTCGATGGTATGACCGAAAGGCAATGAATGGTCATACTAATCATGGTAGCGGTATTACCAACGAGCAAGAAACCTGTTCCGTTCTTTCCGATTGTCTGCTACACAAATTCACTCACCGTCTTCACATCAAAAGACGGTTTCATTTCAACAGATGGGGCGCTCTGGCCTCCTTCCATGTCTCGCTGGATCAGTGACTTCACATAAGCGGAAAAATTCGTGTGGCGAGTAGCGTGTTCATAAAGCCGACGTTGATATGGGTCTACCACGTTGAACGATACGCCCTTGGTCTTAATGTCTTTCCCCATACAACACCTCTCCGATCCGATAAAAGGCTACGACATTGGCGAAGACCGGAGACAATACTTTTCCGTTGTGTATTGGTTGCAATAATTCACAATTCGGGAAATATGCTCGCAAATGGTCAATCAACGGGATCGCTCCGCCTCCAATTAACTTCACAATGTCATACTCATTCCATTTAGTTAGTGCAGTGTTGGCGATTTTGCGAGCTAACGCGGCATAGTCACGGGATTTGATCGTTTCTAACCCGAATCGCTCTGTAAAGCTGTCTCGGTCAACTAATCGCATATCATCAACCGTGCCAAAATTGATCGTGCCACTTCCAACGTCGATGATCCGTACAAGTCCGTGCGTCGGCTGTGTTAAAACGGCGGAACATCCCTCAACGGCCACGCGGACACGGCGGATGACGATTTTCTTTTCAATGAACCCATCTCCATAATCCACTGCGAGGATGTGTTCCCCTTTCAGCATATCAATAATTTTCTTCTTTTCTTCCTCGGTGTGCGTGCTGATCGGCTGGCCGACGACAATGTCATTGACCATATCGCGCGAGTAGCGATGGATAGCTAGCAGCACGCGTAGTTTGGCTTCCTCGTGTGCTTTGGTTTCCCCTTTTCGTGTACCGACAAATTCGGATTCATACAGCGCTAGCGTTCCGGCAAACCCTCGTCTTCCCTCATGCTCAAACACCATGTCGTCTTCGCCGAAGCGGTCTTTTAGCCTTCGTTCTCGATACTCACCCATCGCCGACTCGAATAAATACGCTCCTTCAGCCGTCACCACCTTCGTTTTACGATTCCCGGCGTCAATTCCCAATATCATCGTATCCCTCCTTTAAACCAGTTGAAATATGGTTGAAAATCATAGCTCGTTCAGCGGCTTGGTTATAAGGTGTTTGCTATCTGGTTTAAACGTATGAGGGGGTACGCGTCCGTTAGAACTTGTCCTGTAACTTTTTTGTGCATTTTCTCAAAGTATTTTTTGAAAGGGATTGAAGAAAATATGGAGAAACATAACAATGGTGATGCAAATGAAAAGCCGGATTGACGAGATTATCAAAATGAGGGGGTACAAAAAGAAGTATGTAGCGGAACAAATCGGAGTATCAGCCAATCAACTGTCCAACTGGATCGCTGGAAAAAACTATCCCACTTTAGATAAGGCGTTTAAATTGGCCGAATTTTTAGGGGTCAAGGTTGAGGATTTGTATGAAAAAGACAAAGGGCAGCCCTAGAGCCGCCCTTTTGTTTACAGTAAAGACGTCTGAAAGAAGAGACCGATCCATGAAATATGGATAAAAAAGAGCCTACTCAAACGAGTAGGCATTATTAATTTTGTTCATTTGGGAAAGCAGCAATATTAGATTCATCAAACGTCTTATCAAACGTAATATCATGTACAAATATATCTCCCCAATTTTTGGTTTCCACTTTGGTGTCTTTTGTAGTCGTTATTCCCAATCCTTTAAGTATTTCTTCGAGTGATTTATCGGTTTCAACTTGAAGATGGACCAATTTCCCTTGATAAAATATAGCAGAAGCAGATGAAAATATATCTGATTCACCATACACTAGGTAGTCTGCATTTATAATCGAACCATCTTTTAATTGAAACTTGCCATTCTCATATTGTTTTTCGTTCGGATCAAGCTTAAATCGTTTATTAAATTCGTCTTTTGTCAAAAAGGTTTTGTTGGTTGTTTGTTGTTCTGTATCTTTTTTTGGTTGTTGTTGCTGCTTATTCTGTTGTTTTTCTTGTGTATCCCCCTTCTCTTCCTGCGTAGTTTTTGGTTTCGATGCTGGTTGTGCTTGTTGTTCGTTGTCGCTGTTACCGGTGACACTTCCGATAATAAATAAAACCACAAGAATAGCCCAGAACCACCACTTTTTCCATATGTTTTTCATTTTAACACCCCCTGCCAACATTATACTAGCAAGGGAGACTAATGAAAATAAAAAATGCCCCTGCCGTTTGGCAGGGATTTAATTCTAAAACAGCATATTCCATGTTTTCGGTCCAACGATTCCATCTGCGGTAAGGCCTTTTCGTTTTTGATACGCTTTTACTGCAGCTTCTGTCTGTTTGCCGAAAACACCGTCAACCTTAACTTTCAACGCTCGTTGGATGCGCTCGACATCCTTCCCCTTGGAGCCGAGTTTTAGCGGTTTTCCGGGATATGGAACAATAGCGTTGGAAGCCTGCGACTGCGTTTTTGACTTGGTTGCGTTCGCTGTTTTTGCTGGTTGAGGCGGACGTTTGCCTGCTCGCAAATCTGCGAGAGAAAGGCCGAATGTGTATTGGAAATGAGGATAGTCTTTGAATGATCTCCAATCTCCGCCCCATTCAAGCCCCAAAGATTTACCGATAGCGGCAACACGTTTCCACTTCGCATCAACATTCCAGCTGATGCTGCCGTCTGGGTTCATCAATGCAAAGTCAAATGCAAGTCCGAAATTGTGATAAGAATAGCCGCCTTTCGCATTGGTCACAATCTTGCCGGGCTTCGTGCGGCCTTGTGCGTATAATTCGTTTTGTTCCTCAACGGAACGGAATCCTTGTGTGATTACGACATAAATGCCTTCATTGTATGCTTTCGTAATCAATTGACGAGCTTTATCTGCGACGACAGGATGAATACCTTGCAATTTTTTATCCGCTTTTGCTAACAATTCTTGCAAGCTGATAGGCATTATTTATCCCCTCCTTCTATTTTTTCCAAAGCGTACTCAACGCCAGCGACCGAACCCATCCCATAAAGCGCATATTTCAAACCGTTAATCAGTACATCAAAAGAAAAAGCGCCACTTTCTAGCACCGAGAAAGCAACGCCTAAAATTACAGCAACGATCGGGATATAGCGATTCGAAATATTTGACGCTTTACGGATCGCATAAAGTACAACAGCTAACGCTACATATGCCGTGAATTGAATAGAAAGAATTGCTTCCATTTGAACCTCTCCTTTATTTGA